AGAACCATTATTTATTATTGAAGATTTGCCTGTTGGAGATGTCAAAATCATGAAAGAGATACATATAAAATTCAATGCAGAAGATTTAGAGTGTGTGAAGTTCAATGTCAGTGAAGATGAAATTAGTAATATTGAAGGGGCAATGTTTGTTGATGTGTTGGGAAGTCTAAGTGTAAATTCTTGGTATAATTTCGGAACAAAAACAACTATAAGAAGCAAACAAGTGATGGTGAAAGATGTTCAAGTGTATTAATAAATAATAGGAGGATATATGAAAGAAATTCAATATTGTAGTGTATGTGGTGTATCTGAAAAGGATACAAAGTTTTATTATAATAGTAAAGTTGGAAATAAATTATGCAATAAACATTATACCCAATTAATTAGGCGAGGTAAAATTACTGATCCTTCTAGACCAAATATAAATTTTAAGAAAGTATATTGGACTCCAGAAGAAGAGAAAAAGTTAATAGAATTAGTAGATAAAAAAATTTCATATGAAGAAATTGCAATAATATTAAATAAGGTTAGTTATTGTGCTATAAATAGTAAGGTTTCAAGTATGGGTATCGAAACAAAATATCCAAATAGTTCTAAATTTAAGGCTATTTATCAAGATTATGATTGGTGTTATCAAAAATATGTAGTTGAAGGTTTAAGTCATGACGAAATGGCTCTGGAAGCAAATGCTAAGAAGAGAGTTGTAGAAAAATGGTGTGTAGAAAAACATAGGATAACTCAAGAGTATAGACAAATACATAAACAATTAAATGATAAACAAAAGGATTTAATTATTGGTTCTATGTTAGGTGATGGTCATATTGATAGAAGAGAAACGCAACCAATTTTTATAGTTGTACATGCAGAAAATCAAAAAGATTATCTATATTATAAATATGATTTATTAAAAGAGTTCTGTAATATACCTCCAACAAAAAAGGAAGCAGGATATAGAGAATTTAACGGAAAGTCTTATTTATGTCAAGCACAATATAGAGTTTGTACAAGAATTCAAGATTGTTTTTTAGACTATCGTGGTAAATCATATACATATTTATTGAATTTAATGAATGAGTTTTCGTTTTCAATATGGATGTTAGACGATGGATATAGGAGTAGGTCTAATTGGGAGTTATGCGTTGCGGAATATGAACAAGAAGATGTTCAGTTTGCCATTGATATACTTAAAAATAAGTATGATTTAACATCAAGACTAAAAAAAGATATTAGATATTTATACTTTGATGCTAAATCTTCAAGAGAAATAGATAAAATTATTCTCCGAAATATCCCAAATGAACTTGACATAATAAAATATAAAATTACAGAAAACAACATTTGTGAAGAAGAGAAACGGGTATATATTGAATTTGATAATGAAAAAATATTGTTAGCTGAATTTTGCAATACATATAATTTAAATTATAAGTCTACATGGGGAAAAATATTTAAAAATAATCAAAGTATTGAATCAATATTGGAGGTGATAACATAAATGCAAAAAATAATTGAAGATATTATTCCTAATCTTCCATTTATATTTCCTTATAGTCCTATCGAATATGCAACAAATATGTACATGGAAAATTACCATAATCACAAAGATTTTTCAAATTCATCAATCCCTGACTCCCCAGAATCTATTAAAAATTACGCTAAAAAGACAGTAGAATATAAAGGAAAATGTTTGTTTAGTGGTGATCATGGAAACCAAGGCAATCAATTCGAAGTATACAAAACAGCACAAGAGTTTAATCTAAAATATAGACATTCAGCAGAGGTGTATTGGGTAAAAGACAGATTAGAAAAAGATAGAAACAATTGTCATATGATGATTATTGCAGTCAATCATGACGGACGAGAGGATTTGAATTATATCCTCTCTATTGCAAATGAAGATGGATATTATTATAAACCTAGAATTGATTTGGAACTTCTATTTAATGTTCCAAAAGAAAATCTCATAATTACTTCTGCATGTGTGGCTGGTTGGAAATATGAAGATGCAGAAGAGATATGGTTAAAGATACATGAATATTTTGGTAACAATTTCTTTTTAGAGGTTCAAAATCATAATACTGAAAGTCAAATAATTTTAAACAAGAAAATTATAGAGATAGCAGAAAAAAATAATATTCAAATCATCTGTGGTTTAGATAGTCATTTTGTTGAAGAAAAAGATTCCATCAAGCGTGATCAAATATTGAAATACAAGGGAATTAATTATGAAGATGAAGAGGGTTGGTATTTAGATTTCCCCGATGGAAAAGAAGTATTTAATAGATTTAAAACACAAGGAGTATTAAATGATAGACAAATATTAACTTCCATGATGAACACTCTTATATTTGAAAATGAATGTGAAGAAATAGTATTTGATAAACATTTTAAAATTCCTTGTGTGTATCCAAATACCACATATGACGAGCGTGTTAATATATTCAAAAAAATACTAAATGAAAGATATAAAAAAGAAACACTAAAAACTACAGATAAAATGAATGGAATTATATATGAGGCAGGAGAAATTATTGACAGTGGAGTTGTAGATTATTTCTTAACAAATGACAAGATTATATCTAAAGCAGTTAATGAAAAAGGTGGAATTCTTACAACTACATCAAGAGGAAGTTCTGCATCTTATGTAATCAATAAACTTTTAGGATTTACAACTATTGATAGATTCAATTGTGAAATTCCTATTTATCCAGAAAGATTTCTTACAAAGGAGAGGGTTATAAGTGGACAGATGCCAGATATTGATTATAATCTTGCATCTCCAGAACCATTCATAGAAGCAACAAGAGAACTTATTGGAGAACATAGTTGTTATCCTTTAATGGCAATTGAAAAACTTAAAGAGAAGGCAGCATGGCAATTATACTCAGGAGTTAGTGATGTAAAACCAGAAATATCTAATGAGATATCAAAACATATTAGTCAATATAATGACAAACTAAAATATGCAGATGAAGAAGATAAAGAATTTATTCTTATTGAAGATTTTATTCCAGAAGAATATTTAGAAATTTATAAAGGAAGTTTAGAATATCAGGGAATCACGATCAACTTAAAAGCTCACCCTTGCGGTTTTTTACTCTTAGAGGGAGATATTAGACGTAAAATAGGTTTAATTAATGCGGTATCAGAAACAACAGGAAAACGTACTCTATGTGCTTGTATTGAGGGAAATTATCTTGATGAATTTGGATATGTAAAAAATGATTATCTCGTTGTTGATAGCGTTGCTTTAACTCATAAATTCTTTCAAAGTATTGGAAAATCAGTTCCTAGTTTTGATGAATTGAGAGAAATGATTAGTGGAGATAAATTAACGTGGGATATATATGCAAATGGAATAACTTGTTGTGTTAATCAAGTAGAAAAAGAATCAACAACAAAAAAAGTAAAACGTTATAAACCCACCACTTTAGCAGAATCTAGTGCATTCATAGCTGGAATTAGGCCAGGGTTTAAATCACTTCTTGGAACATTCCTAGCAAGAGAAAAATATACAACAGGAGAAGAAACTATTGATAAAATATTAGAAGATAGTTATCACTTTATGTTGTATCAAGAATCAATTATGAAATTATTAGCATATCTAGGATTACCTATGGGAGAAGCATATGGGGTGTTGAAAGCAATATCCAAGAAAAAATTAAAAGGAAAGAAATTAGATGACTTACAAATAAAATTAAAAGAAAACTGGATAAATATTATTGGCAATCTAGATAACTTTGAAAAAATATGGGATGTAATCGAGGCATCCAGTTTTTACGCCTTCAATGCTCCGCATGCTTTAAGTATGGGAGGAGACAGTGCTTATCAGGCATGGTTTAAAGCACATCATACAGCAAAATTTTATGAGGTTGCAATTAATCATTACCAAGACAAAGAAAATAAAAAGAAAATTGATGCTCTTGTAAAAGAGGCTTTAACATTCTATGGATATAAATTGGGAAACTATGAATTTGGAAAAGACAATCGTAGAGTAAATGTAGATGAAGTTCATAAAGTTATATACCCAAATTTATCAAGCATTAAAGGATTTGGGGAAATAGTATCTCAATCATTATATGAATTAGGAGAAAGTGAATATAATGATTTTATTGAATTTTTAAATGCTTTAAAAGGATCTAAAATCAACAAGACTGTATTGGATAAGTTGATTAAATTAAATTACTTTATGCAATTTGGAGAGGTAAAATATTTATTAGAAATTGTCAAATGGCATGAATTGCTAGAAGGAGCAAAAGAAATATCAATAAAGAAATTACCAGAACTAAATTTAGATTTTAATTACGTTCTAGAATATGGATATATTAATCCTAAAAATAAAGATGCTAAAAAGATTACCAAACTTAGAAATATTGATTTGTTATTAGACATAATTAAAAATATACATGTTAAACCTATGACAATAAAAGAAATTATAGACAATCAAAAAGAAATTCTTGGGATTATTACACATTCAGATAAAAAATATTCAGAAGATGTATATTATGTTTCTGATTTAGAAGTTATGAAATTAATTGTAAAAACTAATGTATATAGAATCAAAAATGGAGAGATTATTGAAACTAAAATGTGGTCAAGTCAATATCATAAAAATATGTTTAATCAAGGAGATTTTTTATTTGTTAAGAGTTTTGATGTCAAACCCCAGAAGGAGCCGACTGGAGAAGTAAATCAGGAAACAGGAAAGAAAATATATAAAGAAGTTGAAGGAACAAAGGAATTTTGGATGCCTAAATATAATAATGTTACTTATAAATTTATAGATGAGGTGATTGATTGTTAAGTTATTATAAATATACAGATAAACAAAAAGAGGAATTACTAAAATCAATCGTAATACTTGTAGATACTCGTGAACAGTCATGGAATCATATTTCCAAATATTTTGATGAAAAGAAAATACCTTATAAAGTAAAGAAATTAAATTATGCTGATTTCTCATACTATATACCAAAGAATGATGAACTTAATATACCTCGCGATATGTATATGGATCAAATTGTTGCCATCGAGAGAAAAGGTTCTTTAGAAGAGTTATCCGGTAATTTCTCAAATGATAGAGATAGATTCGAAAAAGAACTAAGTCTTTACAAAGGTAAAATGCACTTACTAATTGAAAACTCTTCATACGATGACATCTATAGTAATAATTATAAAACCCAATACAATAAAAAGTCATATATGGGAAGTTTACATAGTTTTGCATTGAGATATGATTTGTCGATTATGTTTATGCCAAAAACTGAGTGTAGTGGGGTTTATATATTCTGTGTTTGCTATTATCATCTTAAAAGTTTATTGCATTAAACAAATAAATAAAATTCCTTGACATCAAATTTCCCACATGCTATAATATAAACATAGAGAGGAGGTGAAAAAATGCAAACTCAAAAAATAATTAATCGCATCGATGGTCAATGGACTACCTGCACTTATCAAGAATACAATTCCCAAGACAAAGTAAACTTCATGTTTAGCAAAAGTGATTTAACCAATACAACTACATATTACAAAAAGATTGGTTAAATAATCATAATTCAGAAACACAAATCATAAAATAAATATTAGCAAGGATTTGATCACATATCTTATAAATACTACCAATCAAATTCTTGCTAAATCAAAAGAGGTGAATACATATTAAAATTCTACACGGCAGAGATGGTGATTGGATTCAATGTGAATATGAAGAGTATGAGAAAAACTATACAGATAATTATGCTTTTATTGTCGATCAAGACACCAATAGAGGAGATTATTTTAAAAAAGTAATCATTGAAGTGTTAGATAGAGAATCAGAAATTAAAAATGAAAGGATGGAAGACTGAGTTTTGGCTAACATATCGATGTGTCAATTTATCGCTTGTGAAAAATCTTCTAGTTGTTTGAGAATATTAGCAACACCTGACGCAGAGCAAGTTTATATGAAATTCAAGAATATTTGTGGTGAGTTTAATCAATATCAATGGTACTGGCAAGCACCAGATAATTTTATTGTTGAGAAAGAAGGTGATACATAATTTATATAAATAATATTTCTTTACATGGCATAGACTTTAATAAATATATTGTTATAAAACAAGAGGATTTATACAAACATGCTTCAGAGCAAGATAGTATTGATTTGAGTCGAATTATTAAAAATATTAGAGTTGGTAGAGTTAAATTTAATAAGAAACCTAGTAATCAGTATTTAGTTATAAATATTGATGAACCATATGCAGGTAATGTTATTGAGATTCTGAAGAAGAATAGGCACTGGGATATGTAGAATGAAGGGAGGTGATAGAAATATGATGACAATGGATTATGGAAATATGGATATCTTAGACATCGTTAGAGAATTGAAAAGATTGTTACATAAATTTTCTGAATTAAATAAAGTAGAAATGGAAGAAGTGAGAGTACTTTCTAATAATTTAAGTGCAGAGATTTCAGGTTGGCAGTATGATACTAAAATTATGGAGAAATATGATAAAGAATATGAACGTATTCAAAGGCAATAAAATAATCTATTCATGTCATTGTAAATATAAAATAAATAATTGGAGGATACATAATTGGCAGTAATTAATGAAAACACACAAAAACTACTAGAAGATAGGTATTTCTTTAAAGATACAAATACAGGTGAAGTAATTGAAAAAACAGTAGAAGAAATGTTTTTACGTGTTGCAAAAACAATATCTAAAGCAGAAAAAACTCCAGAATTACAAGAAAAATATAAAAAAATATTCTATGATTTAATGGATCAACAATTATTCATGCCAAATACACCTACTCTTATTGGGTCTGGTTATAATAAATGTCTTAGTGCTTGCTCAGTGTTACCTAGAATACCAGATAATTTAGAAGGTATCTATAAACATATGTGGCATAATGCAAAACTCACAAAATATGGTTGTGGTGTGGGCCAAGATTTATCTGATATTAGGCCAAAAGGAGAAATCATTAAATCATCTGGTGGAACTTCGGCAGGAGTAGTTAATTGGATGCATTTGATTAATACCGTTGCAAATACAACTATTCAAGGAGATAAAGCTAGAAGAGCAGCAAATATGGCAAGTTTAAGATTTTCGCATCCAGACTTTAATGATTTTATACATAGTAAAACAGATGATGGTAGTCTTAATGCAATGAATATATCTGTTACAATTACAGACGAAGAAATGCGTAAAATTATTAATGATGAAGATATTGATTTAGTTTGGGATGGCAAAACATATAATACTGTGAAAGCAAAAGAATTATTTAACGATATTATTGATGGATTATGGGAAAACGGAGAACCAGGTTGCCTTTGGACTGATTCTATCAACCGTGATAATCCTTTTAATCTTCAAGATGGTAAATTTAATAGTAGTAATGAGCATTATATGAGTACGACCAATCCTTGTGGTAGATAGTTTGCCTCAAGTAAAAGATTGGGCAAAATCGGTGAAGTGCTGAAATGCGAATACCGAGGTAAGTTTTCAGATTTCGAAAGGCTGAAGACCACCGTAGAGCGTAGCAGGTGAATAAATATAATCCTGCCAAGAGTGCCCAAAACTTTAGTTAATGTTGATATTTGATGATATAATTAAAAATGATAGGAGGTGAAACTAATTATGGATATTAGTTCATATCAAGGTTGGTATGATGGCAATTATTTAAGAAGTAGCTATGAATATGTCTTTGTAAAGATTTGTGAATGTCAACAATTTCGTTATACTGTAGAAGAGAAATTATATACATTTGAAGATGGCACTTCGTATAAGCCTGACTTTCACATTTACGATACTACTAATAATAATTTATTACGTATTGTTGAAATTAAGTCAAATAAACCCGACAGATTAATATTAGCAGAAAAAACTAAGAAAAAAATGTCGGACGAATATTTTTTAGAAGTACATATTATTCTATATAAAGACTTAGAAATATTGTGCAATAGTTATGATCTTAACATTAAAAAATTAATCAAAGAATGGAAAACAATGGATGGAGTTTTCAAAAGCAATATTCTGTCTGATTTATTAAATCCAATGTATGGCAGAAGTCAATCCGAAGACAGTAAAACAAAAATAGGTTTAAAAACTACAAGTAGATTTTTGAACAAAGATTTTAAAATTAAACATGGCAATTCTGTTAAAGAGGCAATGAAAAATATTGATATGAAAATCTTTAACCAAAGAGAATCAGCACCTTTTGTAATTATTAATTGTCTTGGTTGTGGAAAAGAATTTGAAGTAATTTCTACAGAAAAAGGTTTAAGACAGAAATATTGTTCAAATGAATGCAAAGGAACCTATGGAAATAAAGTAGTATCTCAAAATAAACGAGAAAATACTTTTAAAAAATATAATGACGCAAAAGAAGAGATTATTGCGTATGTTAAAAGTAATAGAACTCTAATACATGGAATACCTAAAAACAGAATTAAAGTACGTTTGTTAATATTATTACAACATATTTTAGATAAGTATGGTATTAATGATCCTAGAGTTATATTATATATGTTTTTTGGAAGTTATACTGGTAGTTTTAATAAACTGACAGATTATTTTGAGAAAGAAATTTAATTCATCAAATATCAACAACTAAAGTTAAAATGTACGCCGAGCTTACAGGAAAAGAAACTGTAAGAACATAGGGATAAAAAGCCTTATGGATAACAAAACTGGAACAACCCCTTGAAGGATATGAATTTTGCAACTTAGGAAGCATTAATTTAGAAAATCTATATGATAAGAAAACAAAAGATGTAGATTGGATTATGTTTGAATATGTAATCAAAAATGCAATAAGATTTCTAGATGATGTTATTGATGTTAATGAATATGTTCTTCCTGAATTTAAAGAAAAGGTTTTAGCAAATAGAAAAATTGGTGTAGGTGTAGCAGGATGGGCTAATTTATTAATTAAAATGGGTATTCGGTATGATAGTGAAGAATGTCTTAAATTTATTGATAAAGTATTTGGATTTAAACAAAAGATTGAGAAATTATACAATACGGAACTTGCATTAGAAAAAGGCAATTTCCCTAGTTGGAATGAAAGTATTTTTGCTATAAAAAATATTCCTGCAAGATGTGCAACTATTAGTACACAAGCTCCCACTGGATCAATAGCAGGAATTATGAATACTACTGCATACGGTGTGGAACCATTATTTGGGGTTGCTATACTTAGAAGAATTATTACTGGTGAAATATATGAGGCTAGTGAACTATTTGCAACTATGTTACATAGCATTATAAAAGATACAAAAAAAGAACTTGAAATAATCAAAGAGTGTTATGAAAAAGGAACAGCACAAATTAGTTCTGTACCAAAAAAATTAAGAGACTTATTTAGATGTGCTAATGATATTTCACCTGAATGGCATATTAAGACACAAGCACAATTCCAAAAATATTACGACAATGCGATATCCAAGACGATCAACGCTCCTGAAAATTCAACAAAAGATGAATTGTTTGAATTATTGATTGAAGCATGGAAACTAGGGGTTAAAGGTGTAACATACTATCGTAATAATTCACGTAAAAATCAAACAATGCAAATTGGAAGTAATGAAGTTGGTCATGGTATTAATCTTGATTCTATTCAACCATTAAGTCGTTCATCTATTGGTAAAACATATGGAGTTACAGACAAATACACAACTGCATGTGGTTCATTTTATCTGACAATTAATAGAGATAAAGAAGGAAATATAGTTGAATCATTTGTAAATACAAGTAAAAATGGAACATGTAAGTCAAATATTGATGGTTTAAATAGACTTATTTCATTAGCATTAAGATCAGGCACAAAAGTAGATGAAATTGTTGATCAATTAAAAGGTATTACTTGTTCTGCTTGCACAAGAGTAAAAACTAAAGGTGAGAAGAAAATTAATGGTTTATCTTGTCCTGACATTATTGCTAAAGCATTAGAAGAAGAATATAAAAACAAAACTAAAATTACATCAGAAATCATTAGTATAATTGAAGATATTTCTAATGAGAATGACTGTCCTGAATGTCATAGTCCAATGCAATTAGCAGAAGGATGTTCTGTATGCTCTAATCCAGATTGTGGTTTTTCAAAGTGTGGATGAAATAATTAATTTCTTAAATTTTAAAATAAATAAATAAACGAAAAGAGGAAAATATAATGATGAAACAACAAGAACAAGTAAAAGAATTCCAAATTGCCTTTAATCATCCTATCGCAAATAAACCTACTTTCATGGATAAAAAAAGAGCAGAAGCAAGAATGAATTGGGTAAAAGAAGAAGTTCAAGAATTTCTAGATTCCGATAATGTAATTGATCAAGCAGATGCTTTATGTGACATGCTTTATTTCATTTTAGGAACATCCGTGGAATGCGGTGTAGATTTAGAACCAGTATTTGACATTGTACAAAATGCAAATATGAGTAAATTATGGCCTGATGGAACAGCACATTATAGGGAAAGCGATGGTAAAGTTGCAAAACCTGAAGGATGGCAAGCACCTGAACCTCAAATTGAAGCAGAAATTAAAAGACAAATGAATTAATTATTAAAATAAATATAGGGAGAGATTGAAATACATCTCTCCCACCTCACAGAAAGGACTACAAACCAAATGCAAATCATAAATTGGGATGATTACTTCATGAGCGTTGCATACATATCATCATTGCGTAGTAAAGATCCAAGAACACAAGTAGGAGCATGTATAGTAGATAAAAACCATCGAATTATATCAACTGGCTACAATGGTATGCCGAACAATTGTCCAGATTCAGAAATGCCTTGGAAATCAAAAGAAGGATTAGAAGGAAAATATCTATATGTAGTGCATAGTGAGCTTAATGCAATACTTTATGCTAAAAAAGATTTAAATGGATGTATTCTGTATGCAACATTATTCCCTTGTAACGAGTGTAGCAAAGCAATCATTCAATCTGGTATATCTGAAGTTGTATATCTAAGTGATAAGTATAAAGATAATGAACAAACAATTGCTTCTAGATTTATATTAAATATGGCAGGAGTAAAATATAGACAGTTAATTAGTGATACTAATATAAAAATAAAATTAAATATTAAGGAGTGATAAAACCAATGCTAAAAAATAAATATTCTATAGACAATATTTCCATTGAACCAAATTATACCGATAAATGGAGTTATGATTCTCTAAGTAATGGTGATTTTATTATGCTAAATGAAGTAGATGGCGATAACTGTCTTAGTTTTGATTTAGATCAAGCAAAATTTATCAGAGATTCATTAAATGAAATCATTACATATTATGAAAATATACCATCAGTAGGAAATTATATTAAAGTAATTAATGGAATGTTCAAAGGTTATTTTGGTAAAATATTTGACATTGATATTTGTGATTCAAAAAGACCATTAGCAATAAGATTAGATGATAATCCTGATTTTAATGATTGTACTTGTTTTGTAAATTTTGACGATATTAAGAAAGAAAGTAAATAAAATTAGAAGGGAAAGAAGTTAATGAAAACATTAAATCCACAAAAGTCTGAAGAATTATGGAAAGAAATAAAAAACATTGAATATATTGTTTCTAAATTAGGCGGTTGTGTTCAAAATCCAGACTTTGTAAACGAAGATAATGCAATTGAAAATTATAGGTTTTTCTTAAATGATTATACCAAAATAATTGATAGATTAAGAAATTTAAGAGAAAATATCGCAATATTATATGAAAATATTATTATAAATAATTAATATAAAGAGCATACTTTAATATATTAAAAGGAGTTGATTCAAAAATGAAACCATGCGTCCATTTTGACAGTGGGGTTTGTTATTCACCTGATTGGAAAGAACCTTTTGGAGAAGGGTGTTTATTAAATCATAAAGATTCATGTCCTCATTATATTCCAACTACTTCAATTAAAGTTAAATATAAGAACTGGAAAGGTGAAGTTGGAATAAGAAATATTATTCCTCAAAATATTTATTACGGCAACACAGAATTCCACCCAGAAGACCAATGGTTACTAGATGTATTTGATGTGGATAAAGACGCTCTAAGAACTTATGCATTAATGGATATTATTGAATTTATTAAGGAGTAAAATATGGAAGGTAAATTATTATCTCTAAAAGAACAATTTTGCAATTATTATTGTCAAAATAAAGGTAAATCTATAGATTCAGGTTTTGGTTGTAGTGGAGAAATACATTGTGGGGAATGCGGAGAATATATTTCATGCGATCAACAACAATTTGGTACATTTGTGGAACTTTGTGATGAATGTAAAATCCAAGATTTCATAAAATTTATCAGAGATGAATTATAAAATTAACTATTAAATCATAAAATAAAATTGACAGAAGGGAGGTGACATAAAGAAGAAAGGGGAATAGTTCACAATGAAAGAACTAAAGGAATGGCTGATTAATGAAATTAATTCTATCAATATAGATTATCATAATGAAAGCGTTTATATGTGGAATAAGGGGTTCAAGAAGGCTTTGTTGGAAACTTTAGATGCTATTAAAAGAATTGAAAGTGAAAGAAAGGAGAATAAATAATGTCAATAAGAACTGAACAAATTGATGTGTCATTTAACCTAAAACTTAAAAAAGACCTACAAGAACATGAAACAATCTGTTCTCATTGTGGAGGCACAGGGCTTCAAGTAGATGATAATCCATTTGGACTTAAAGAAGAAAACAGTAAAATTCATTTTCCTTATAAGCAACAAACTATTGTTGGATGCAGACATTGTTACAATGGAGTTCAAAGTAGATGTTTACATTGTGATAAAATCCTTGACAGAGGAACATCTCAATGTAATTGTGATAAATCAAGATGGAAAAGAGAAGAGGAATTATGGGAAAAAGATTTAGAAAAATGGAATAAGGCAAAGAAAATATCTTACGAACAAGCATGTAAAGATTATGAAATGGTTTATATAGATAATTATGATAAATATTTAACTCCTGATGAAATTGGAGAATATTTAGAAGAGTATGATACTATTCATAAAAGTGATTTGTGGATTTATGGCACATATATAATGGAATTATATATGGACGCTTCAGATATTTTAGAAAATGCTTGTAGTGATTTGTATGAAGATGCTAGAGATAATATCTCTAATGAAGATGAAAAGGAACTTCAATTATTATTGGATAAATGGTGTGAAGATAATAAGCAAGGAACTACGAGTTATTATGCTGATTATAAGGTTGGGATATTGTTAGATTAAGAATCTAAACCAAATAATGAATTCAAAGGAAATTAGGAGGAACTAAATATGAAACTTTATGAATTGATTATTGAATTAGAAAAACTTGAACAACAAGGTAAACGTGATTATGAAGTTAAAGTTGTGTTTTGGAGTAATGAAGCAATTGTAGAAGATGTTTCATATAGTGATGCTTCTAAAGAAATAATACTTTAAAAAACCTATTTGATTTGGAGAAAGGAGTTAGTTATTTTGTATATAGTTATTGAAAATCGAGATGAAATTGAAATACTTCAAGACATAAAAAAGATATATCCAGATTTAATTATTGTAAATAATATTTGTGAATTTGCTTCCACAGTGGATAAACTTATTGATACCATATGTGATTATTGCAAGCACTATTATTATGATAATAACGACATAGAACAATGCAAAATTAAAGATGAAAAACTTTAAAAGATAAAATTGATCGGGAAGGAGAGGTTTAATATGAAATATTCTTCAGAGTTAATACATACATTAATTCTTACAGATAATGAATATTTAGCATTACACAATGCTATTAAATTTTATCTTAGTGATGAAATACAAAAAGTAGGAAATACTTGGATTGTTGAAGGATTACAAAATATATTAAAAGAGACAGAAAGTAATTAATAAATCAAAGGAGGAATAATCATAGATATTCTACTATACAACTCAAAAGATGAAGTAGTTACCGCATATACTTCTAACAATCCAGATTATAAAAACAATGACCAAATCACAATCAAAGGAAGTAATAAAAACTATAAAGTAGTTAATATCAATAAATATCATGTTATGGGAAGGGAACAGCATATAGCATTAGAATTAAAGATTCTAAAATGATAAATCATAAATTATAAAGTAAATATTAAGGAGTTGAATAAAATGCTTGATATAAACATTCAAATTTCTCAATTACAAGAACAATTAGAATCATCTAATCAAGAGTTAGATAATATCAGAAAAGAAATTCTTGGGCTAGAAATTAAAAGAGACATAAGGAAGTCATATCAAAAAGAATTGCAAAATCAAATTACACAACTTCAAGCTGATCAATATGACAAAGAAGCACAAAAGGAATTAATTAGAAAAGGATATACTTATATTGGTAAAACTGATGAGAAGAATATTCAAGGAATTTATGCTGAATGCGATAAAGATAAAAGGCATTTACTATTATTTGAATATGGAACTGGAATTGGTTCTACGTATAAAGGTGTATGTCCAGAGTGTGATATTGTGATTGATTTTACTGATTATAAAAGTTGGTAGATTATGTATCAAAATTGCAATATTATCAAATGTATTCATAATCAAGCAAATTCTATTGCATTGTGTTTAGGAGTAAAGAAATTATCTTATGATTATATGAATGTTTGTTGGTTAAATCAAGATATACAAAGCAATAATTTAAATTGTTCTAAATATAAAAAATCTAGTAAAGTGAAATAAGTAATAAAAATATGATTCTTATTTCACTTTACCAATATTTATGAAATAAATAATTTAAAAGGAGTTTTGATTAATGAGAAATAATGTAAATATATTAAATAAAGAAATTTTAACAAATGAGGAATTATCTCAAAAACATTACGAAAGAATGATGGGATTCTTAATTTCAGATTTTGAAGGAAAAGATTTTAATGAATGTGATATTATTCTTAGACAAATTATCAAGGTCGCATATGAGCTATTAAACGAACCTGATGTGATGAAGTAGAAATGATTTGTGAGAGACAGAATGATAGTTATATTGAGTTGGAATTTTGTTAGGGTGGAATTGTGTTAAGTATTGTTTTATGAAGGTTTAGATAGGCAAAATTAGAGGAGGAATAATTATGAAAGAATTTGATTTAGAGTGGTTTAATTTAAAAACATTGAACAAACAAATATCTATTGAATCAGTACATACGGAAGATGGTTTACTTGGAATAAAACTTTTTAATTTAATTGTAAATGATTGTGCATTAGAATCAGCAAAATATTGGAATGGTTATTTGCTTAAAATTAATGATGGAAGTATAACTATTTATTTCAGTGAATGCAAACAAAGTGAGCTTGAAGAATGCAGTCATGTATTACAAATGTTTAGAGAAGGAGAACTGGTGGCAGATATTTTATTGCCTGATGGAGATTCGTGGGAAGATGATAGGATTATTGGGTTTCCTCAGTATTGATTGTGTAGAGTACATAAATAATTATTTTGACTTTATTTGTTAATTAATATATAATGTTAAGTAGATAAGGGATACATATTAATAAATTGTAGAGGAGGTGAAAATTATAGCAAAAGGAAAATCATTATTATCACAAACATCAACTAAGCCTAAGAAAGTAGATAAATACAATGAAGTATCATCCATAGTAAAAGAATATGAGTTTTCGATAGATGATAGAGTTATATTTTTGGGTTTGGTTAGTGACTATAGGGGTTTAGAATGTACTGTTGTGAAAAGAACTATGAAAAAGAAGACGACAGATTATTATTCTGTAAAATTCGATGATGGAAATGTAATTGAATCTGTTGTTTATGGTTTTTTAAGAACTCCTGAACAATATGAATTAGAATTAGAAGAGCAAAAAAACAAAAAAGAAGATGATCATAGTGATTTACCTGAAATTGAGTTAGAAATGATTAAACAGGGGATAGAAAGTCATAAGAACTATCACTCTTGTCTTTCACCATTAAATTTCCATTATATGGATTGTATTTCTTGTACTTATAAATCACAATGTGTATACGAGAACAAATTTGACTATAAAAAAGCTAAATATAATTAAGAGAGGAAGATTATATGCAAGTAACTTTATTAAATCCAGATCAATTAAAAAATATCTTTAAAGAATGGGGAAATTTCGCTGCAACATGTTACGCCACACCTTCTGAATTTGCTGAAAAAGTAGGTAATTCATGTTATCAAGATGAACATTATTCAGGTTCTAGAACTGAGTATATTAAATTTAAAATTGAAGGAATTGACAGAGGGATAAGTGAACAAATTATGCGCCACGAAATAGGAGTTAGACAGAATCCTATTGATGAACATACATATGATGAAAATCCAGTAAATATTGTTAAAAATCTCAAATCATTTAGATATGTTGACATGGAGAATTTTGATTATACAATTCCTAAAACTATTCAAAATAATCCAGAAGCACTAATCAAATATCAGAAATTAATGAGAATTATTAATGAAGAAAGAATAGGAATAAAAGACATATTAGTAAAAAATAATATCCCAGAAAAACAAGCAGTAGAAGATTCAAATTATGTTTTGCCAAGAGCAACTAATACTTCATTATCCATAGCATTTACTTTAGAGGCGTTTATTCATTATTTACATAAAAGATTGTGTAATAGGACTCAAGATTTTCATAGACAAGTAGCTAATCTTATGAAAGATGAAGTATTAGAAATATTACCTAAATTAAAAGATAAGTTAGTTCCTCAATGCGAGTATCTTTTATGGTGTCCAGAAGGGGATAGATGCTGTAAAAAGTATCCGACTAAAGAAATGTTGCTAAAAGGAGTGAAATAATATGCCAATTATAATACCAATTTCAGGCAAGGCAGAATCAGGTAAAGACCTGACTGCCACTCTTCTTAAAATAGAATTACAAAAACAAGGCAAAAGAGTATTAATTATAAATTATGGTGATCAACTTAAATTTCTTTGCCAAAAATATTTCGGTTGGAATGGTGAAAAAGATGTTAAAGGTAGAGAGTTGTTGCAGAAAATTGGCACTGAAAAAGTTAGAGCAAAAAATAATAATTATTGGGTAGATAATGTAATTGAATTGGTAAAAGTCTTTGAAGATGATTATGACTATGTTCTCATACCAGATACAAGATTCGCCAATGAAATTGAGAGATGGGACAATGATTATGAATTTATATCATTAAGAATCGAAAGATTAAATCATGAAAATAAACTTACACAAGAACAAAGATTACATATTTCTGAAATAGCATTAGATACTTATGATTTTGATTATTGCATAAAATGTGAGACTAAAGAAGAAAAAGAACAAGAAGTTATTAAATTTATAAAATATTTGAATGAGAGGGTTGGTGATTAAATGTACATTTATCTTGCCGGAGCACTTACCATACATCATAGAAATAATGAATTCTATAAGGCTACAAATTTGGAGAGATAAATTTAAAACTTGGGCTAAAAATAATTCAGTAAATACATTTGATCCTTGTATTAATTTTCTAAGAGAAATAAATCATACATACGATCCTAAGATTGTGGTTGACCAAAATAATTATTACATTAATAAATCAGATATTTGTATTGTTTGCTTAGATTCTATAGATTTCAGTCCTGGAACTATCTTTGAATTAACTAGATTTAAAGAATTAGGAAAACCAGTTATTGCATTTGGAAGTGATAAACATTGGAGTCCTCATATTAATTCATGCATTAGCAATTATTGTGTAGAATTAGACGGTGCAATTGATGTTTTAGAAAATATGTTTGATCAATTGAATTTTGGAGTTTATAAATAAAAAGGAGAATAAAGTGAATTGAATTATTGTGAAAAAATAAAATGTCAAAGAATTTCATCATGCGATTATCCTTGTGAACCATATACCGATTACATAATAAATTTATCATTAAATAAAGGAAATATAGAAAATAAAAAGGAGAACGAATCAATGGATAATAATATTGAAGAATTTATGGAATTTAGCGTGGGAGATCCTGAATATTTACAAATTTGTAATAATTTAATTTCACCAACTCAAATAATAGACTTTCAAAAATTGCGTCAATATATGATTGAAAAAAATGAAGAATATGCTAAAGAATATGGATTGTGCGAGATTTGTCATGGTGAATTAGAGGAAAGAAAAGAGTCGAGAAGTGAGTATTTTGGGACAGAAAGTTATGAGAGAATGATTATTTGTAATCGTTGTGGAGAATAATACATAAATTAGAATTTAAGAAAGAAGGAATTAATAATGTTAAAAGTAAAACAAATAAATTGTAACAAAAACAATAAGGATATCAAATATCAAGTGAGATTTGGAGTCAAATTAAATGATAATAAAGATGAATCAGGAGTTTTCGCAAAACCTGAATATTATGTATCAATTGAAAAAGCAAAAATTGAAGTAATTACAACATTTAATGAAATTATTAAGGCAATGTTTCCTGATGCAACACATGATGGATTGATTATGGTTAAAGATGTAAAATGTGATTGTGGGAGTAAGGTTAGTTCTGTGAAATATAGCAATGGAGGACAAGAGTTGTTTGGTAGAATGGACGGATTATTAGGTAATGGTCAAGGTGAATTTTTCATTGATATTGTGGAGGCACAGCAAAGCTAGAGCATAATAATAACTCTTTTTTTGAAAATGTGACTTATTTAATTATCGTAGGCCGAAGAGATTAGATCATAGATACAATCTTTCTAATCTCTTTTTTCTTTCCTCTCTAGTTTCATTTTTAGAAGATTGTCCTATATTTTTACTCTCTAATTTTTCTTTATATTGAGGATAAGTCTTTGTGGGAATATCCATCTGTTTTTGCTCACTTTTCCTTTTGAAACAATCAGCAAAACCAGAAAAAGTTACAATTTTCTTTGGTTTGTTGTCTTTAAAGAATTTTTTCATCTTATTCATTAATGCTTTAAAGTCTAAGCGATAATGTGAAACAGGATTTCCCTTAGAATCTTTTCTAACACAATATTCAAGAACTCCCATATTGTAAAAAAAGTAACGAGCTTTTTCTATTGCATAGCGCGATAAATGAGCAACTTCTTTCCATTCATTCATCTGAATTGGAGTCCATTCATTTCTGTCATCAAGCCAGAAAAGCAATTGACTTAGGAATCTTGCATTGTCAAATGAATTATTAGAGAATGGAGTCATATCCCCAGATATAGCCAATAATGTACTGTGTCCCATAGTTTCTTTAATAAAGTTAAATACTTCTTGCTGTGCTTTCATATTAAAAACCTTCTTTCAGCATTTTCCCATAGCAATGCTGAAGACTGTTTACAAATTTTTAAAATCATGATAAAATGACTTAAAGAATTTAATACGAGTCTTCAGGGGTCTCCTAGTTTAGTGATGTGTCGCCACAACTCAAGCACTAACTAGGAGATTTTTTCATTACCTATTCAATTTAGTTAATTTAACTCAATAAAAAAGTTAGTAGCATGTACATCTCTGCACCAAACTACTAACTTTAGCAATCTTACTAAATTATTCACTAAGTTTATACTTGATTCTATCTTAAACTTAGGGTACAATATCTTTAAGAACTAAAAGCTTAATGTTGGTGAGAACATTTTGCCAGAAAACACTTGATCTTTGCAAGAGGTCGAGTGTTTTTGCATTTTATTGAGTTAATTTATTAGAGTTATATATTCGACAGGTTGATACAAATCTCCTTTAAAATATTTAAATTATCCACAGGAATATTATAGCATAAAAAGTTATCAACATGTATATATCTTTTTTGACAAAATGTTTAGTGGTAGGCTGGAAGAGAATTAAGGTAATAAACAAAAATAAAGCACTATCCATTTAATTTTGGATAGTGCTTTTATAATTTAAAATCATCTATTTCACCTAACATTCAATGGCAACCATATTTTCTCCTTAATTTCCAATCTTTCATTTTCCTTTTTCATCTCACTAATCCTATTATCACACTCATCTTTCATTTCTTGTCTTAACACCCTCAATTCCAACATATAACTTTCTCTCAATTCACTAATTTCCTTAATTCTATCTTGTTTTGATTCAACCAATTGCCCTTCTAAAAATACTGATCTATTCTCAGATTCCTTCAATTGAAGTTGTAAATATTTATTGGAATCTTCCATTTCACCAATTGAAAACTCTAATTCATCTACAGACCCAATTCTTTTCTTTATCTCTTCATTTTCTAATCGTAATGTCTCAATCAAATAATTTGAGTTATTGTGTCCGGCCTCTAATTCAATATTCCTTTTAAATAAAGTCTCCGACTTATCTTCTGCTTCTTTTTTAAGTTTATCTGAATCTTTTCTGTTATTTTCAGCAATATCAATTCTTTCTCTTAGAGAATCTAGAGTAGTTTTAAAATCATTTGTTAACGTTTGAACTGTTTCCATATGGAATCTTTTTTGGTCAGCTTCACTACGAGTAATTTCAGTAAACATTTGGACAATTCTTTCTACATGCTCTTTCATTTTCAACATTTGTGGTGTTATGAGTTCAGATATTCCACCTGACTCTGCTTCTAATTGATCTTTCTTTAATCTGATTATATCTAAAAATAAATCTTTTGATTTTAAACCTGTACGAGTTTGAAGTAAATCCCATTCAGTTTTACCTTCTTCATTGTCTAGTCGGATTGATAGGGTGGAAGAGGATGGTTTTTTGGATTCTTCTGATTCGTTCATGGTTGAGGCCTCCTAAATTTGTTTTTAGATTATATGAAAAATGTTTACATTTTAGGTGGTAATAATGCTGTGTTTACTATGTTTACTTGTAAACAAAAGTTTACATTGCGATTTGTATTGATTATATCAAAGAATATTTAATTGAGCAAGAGTGTATAAAAAGTTGTTGTAAAGTATGGGGTAATACGATATAATTTTAATAAAGGCAAATACCCCATACTATATTTTGGGGTATAATATGAAGGAGGTAATTATATTGACTATTCAAATTGTATCTATTGACTGTGGTCGCAATACCGTAAAATTATCAAACAATCAATCATTCAGGTCTGTAGTTGGAGATTGGCATCATAGGGAAATGTCTGACAACGAAGAATATGAAGTAATTATTAATGACAAAGAAAAATATTTTGTTGGACAATTAGCTTTAGATGAAAGTTACGCCGCAATCGAGATGACAACTACATCTAAGATTCATCAGCAAACTCGAACCCTTTTTCTTACTGGAGTAGCTTTATCATTGGAAGAAAATGACAATGAATTATTTATTTGTACTGGTGTTCCTGTAATAGATTTTAATGCAACAACAAAAAAAGCATTAGAAGATTTGTTGTTTGGTAAATATGATATTCAAATCAATGGTAAGCATAAAAAATTTACTATAAATAATCTAAACATAATTCCAGAATCAGTTGCTAGTTTTCAGTACGCTTTATCAAAAGATGAAAGTTTAGCAATTGGAAAAAAAAGAGTTATTGATTTAGGAAGTTTGACAGTGAACCTGTCCTCGTTCAATTTGAAAAAGTTTGTCACAAGAGACTCAGGAACGATCCCATTCGGCAGTATTAAACTAAAAGACAATTATATTGATGATTTTCAATATGTTGACAAAATAGTGGCTGAAATAAGCACTAAATTTACCGACTACGATTCCTCAGACCGTGTATTACTTACAGGAGGAGGAGCTTTACGATTTGGAACCCTATTTAAGAAATATTACAAAAATTTAGAAATATTAGATAATTGTGTATTTAGTAATGTAGAGGGCTACCAACGGATGGGTGTGAAGAAATTATGGGCAAATCAGTAGGTGAACTCACAGGCAGAGTAAAAAGAAAAGGCGTTTATTTTAATTTAGACGATGAAGATGAATTATTACTTTATCAGAAAGCAAATGAGCTTAGAAATTTTAGTAAATGGGTTAAAAAGCAATTAATTAATGATGGGAGTGTAATTAAAGAATCAAAAGAAAGAATAAATGATGATGTTTTGATACAGACTAAAGTAGTCGAAAGAAAGAGGATAGAAAAGGATGAACTTGACGATATGATGATTTGAGATGCAACTATAATAGTTGTGTCTTCTTTTTTGTTGTGGATAGTATGTAGGAATGGTTGTGGTATTGTTTGTGGTAATTAGATAGTATGTAGGAAAATATATAGAAGAGTATGGGGTATAAAATTAGTCCTGAGAAATCAAGTTTTTATTTTTACCATTTATTGCTATACATAACGTACAAACAATGCTCAATAAGATTAATCATGAAACATTTTCAGACATTGAAAAAGATTGAGGGTGATTATCTAAATGCTCAATAAAGTAGAAGTAGAAATATTGCAACATATGTTGCAAAACAAATTAACCGATCAAATCAATAGTCGTACTATCCGTAATATCAGTAAGGGGATTGAGATTAATTATTTCAGAACTAGAAATTATGTAAATCACTTGAAACTTCTTGGGTTATTGGACTCTGGATTTAAGGAGTTGAACAGTGGAACTTTTTACATCACAAACAAAGGAGTTGAAATTATTGAAACAAAAACTTGAATGGATTCCTGAGAGTATTGTATATTGTGAAAATCGAGAATGTTTTCTATGGAGATCATTAGAATTTTATGCAATTGGAGTTTTGTGGAAGAAAACTAAGGAGAGAAAAGATTTTCAATTAAGATGGATGCCTTGGATTTATGATGAACTTGAGAAAATTAGTGACGAAGTTTATTTTAAGAGGAGTGATTATTGTGACAAGAATAGACCAAATCTTAAAAAGAAAACCTTTTGTAGTTCCTAGTGAATGTCCTGAATGTGGTTCTAAAAATATTATGGGATATGCTCAAGTTGTCACTCATGCTTATATTAATTTATCTGATATGAGTATTGATGAAATTGATTCAAGTAGCGATGTTGAATTATATGATATTGATCCTAGATATTGGGATTATTATTGTAATGATTGTGAAAATGAGTGGGATGATTATGGGCAAGGGAAATTAAAAGCAAACAATTAAGGAGGAATAACTAATGCTTAAACAACTCATATCTGATTTCCAAAAGCAAATTCATAGTATTTTTGTAGGTAGGGCAATTGTTAGACCACCATTTATCAATGAAGAAGAATTAATCGATTTTACTGTTAAATTAACTGATATTGATAAGAAAACTGTGGCAAGAGTATTGGAAGCTGAATTTGTTTTTCTTAGATTGAAAGGAGTTGTTGACAAAGATAAAGAGGAATAAAGGGTAATTAAGCAAAAAAAATATCCCTCATATAGAGGGATAATATCCTAATTCAATAAACTTGCCAATGTTAAAAGTCCTGAGTAAACCATTCCAGAACCCAACAAAATATAAGGTATTGTAATTAATGGCATAATCTCATCTCCTTTAAAATTAATTATGACTGTATTATCACCAACAATCATAAGAAATATACAAAAGAGATGAGATTATAAAATTAGGTATAATTATGCTAAATTTGTTCGGCATAACGAGTTATACCTAACAATATGCTACGGGTCATTCAATTTAGAACTCATTTATCCTATTCCCTTAAAGTAAGGAGTGGTAATTTATGTTAAAGAAAAATTCAATCAAAATTCACTTAAAAAAACATTGGATTAAATATTTACAAGGAGGATTAATGGTTGGTTATATCATCCTATTTGATCCTTCTGTAGCACTTGGAGTAGAAACAATTACTGAAACATCAGATAAATTTTACAGAAAAGTATTGGGTCTTGGTAGAGCAGTAATCCTTATAAAAGGAGGATTGGAAATAGTTCAACATTCTTTAGCAGGTGATTTTCAAGCTTCTAAAAAAACTGCTTTAAGTTATTTTGGCATGTACGCTCTTTTACTGTTACTTCCTTATGGATTAGATCAAATTGATTCTCTAATAGGGGGATTAAAGTAATGGTGGTAAATTATGCAGATTGGTTTACGACATCTATCAAGACTGCACTCAAAGAAAGTGTTACTGAAAGCTTCAATTGGGTTATGACAGGAATTATTTCAAATATTGTATATATGTCTCACGCAGTTACTTTAATTGGTTGTGGAGTACTTATAATCCTTTACATTGGAGGTTATAAGTCAGGATTGCAAAAGGTTGGTATATTAATTGTTACTAACACTATGATTAAATATTTGTTGGGATGAGGAGGTTATCAAATGAAGGGAATTAAATTAAGTAATTATTTTGAAATTATTAATCCTGAATATATTTATCTAAAATTAACTCCAAATAATTCCATTGAGAACAAAAGCACAGATCGAATTGCTAAATCAATTTCTACAATATTTCAAGGTGTGTCTCGACATATCAAAGTAGAGGAAGGAAAATTAATTAAACTTTATCCATTTAAAAGACAATTCATGGTTGGAACCAAATACAGTTATCAAATGCCAGAAAAAGTATCATATTTCATCTTTATTGAAAAAGAAAACGTAGAATTCTATTTTATTATTCCAAAAAATTACTTATCTTTATTGAAAGAGAAGATTAAAGATTCATGGGCAAATGTTACTATTAAAGAAGTAGATACAATTCCTATATTTAGTGAAAAATCAACTAAATATCAATTAGTTTATTCTAAAGAAGATGCACTTAGTTTATCTATTGATAAACGTAGTAGCGAACTCCTTAATTCAAATCTTAATGTTATAGACGTATTAGAGGAAGATGATAAAGTAGGGATATTCTATAATTTTATTCCTATCAATCAATTTTCATGGAAATCTGAGTATAAAAACACAATTCAAAAAGTAAGAGATGGATTGCCAACCGATAGGCAAAAGATAAGTGTAAATTTCCTATTTAAATTTCTTATTACTATTGTTGTTGAGATTAGTGATTTATTAGGAGAAGTTACTTCTGGAAAACCTTCTAAAAAGAAAGGATTGTCCACTGATAGTTTAGTGCAAATGGAAAGAGTTATTGAAAGGATGAATAAATCAGCAGTTAGTAAATCAACTTATTCTAAAGCAACAGATATTATTTTAAATACACAAATTATTATATTATCAGAAAGCATAGACAAATTAAGGGAGATTAATCATGCTAAAAGTCTATCACAAAGTTTTGAGGTAATAAATGAAGAAGATGGTGGTAATTCTCTTAAAGCAAAATATTACAGTCAGAAATTTAATCCTAATGATTATTCTATTAAAGGTGCAGAAATTAATAAAATTTCATCTGGAGAATGTCAAAATTTTATTGCTTTAGCAGGTAGAAAAATTCTTGATAGATTTAATTTTATTGATAAAGTTAATACTCAAGAAACACAAGTTCCAGAAGATTTAAGGACTGGTATTATGTGCGTGGGAATAAACACGTACAGAGGTATTCAGCAAAAGGCATTTCTTAGTACAGATAAAGAATATCAACAATTGTGTTTGGTCTTGGTTGGCCCTACTAGAGCCGGTAAATCTGTACTAATTTCCAACCTCGCACGAAATGCAATGGAACATGAGGAATGCTGTTTAATTTTTGATTTCATAGAAAATTGTGAACTATCAATGGAAATTGCTAGTGTATTTCCTGATGATAGGGTTAAAATTATTGAATGTGGAGATATAAGCAAATTACAGGGTCTTGGTTATAATGAAGTTGGTATTGATTCTGATGTATTTATTCAATATGATAATGCTAAAAAACAAACTACTCAATTATTAACTCTAATTAATTCTGTCAATGCAGATGAAAAAACTCTTGCACCTAGAATGGAAAGGTATCTCACAGCATCTTCATTAATTGCATTTATTCAAGGTGGAAGCATTAAAGATGTTTTTGATATTTTAGTAGATCATTCAATAAGAGGTAATTTTATTCACAATGTCCCGTCAAGTCAAAAAGATAATTTATCAGAATACCTTTTTGCTCTAGAAGAATTAGATGAGGTAAATAAGGAAGGATATGTAACTGGCACTAAACATTCATATATCACTGGAATTTTAGATCGTTTACAAAAACTTAAATCAAATACTTATATGGAATTGATGTTAAAAAAAGGTACTGAAGACAATATTAATTTAATTGATGAACTTCAAAAACCACAATTAATATGTTTAAGAATGCCAGAATCAATGTTTTCAACTGATGCAGAAAGAGATGTTTATTGTACTTATTGGATGACTAAGCTGTGGTTATCACTTCAATTAAGAGCAGAAAAATTTAGAGATAAAGGAGATAGAATTAAGGTAAATTTATTTATTGATGAATTATATCAAGTCAATCATACTGAATTATTTTTAACTGAGAAATTATCGAGACTTGCCAAGTTTCGGCTTAAACCGATTATTTCCTGCCATTATTTGAACCAGATCAAAGGAATTAGAGATGAATTGAGAAGTGCAAATGCAAGTTATATGTTATTATCTGGATGTGATAAGCAGAATTATAATGAATTAAAAGATGAATTGCAACCATATGAGATGGAGGATTTATTGAAGTTGCCTAGATACAACTCTTTAAATTTGATCAAATGTAAAGAAGGTTATGCAAAGTTTATTACTAAATTACCTGCTCCTATAAAGGAAGTGTAATTATGAGTATTTTTATGGATATACTAAGGAATAATAGATATTTTATTACTATAATGGTTTTATTAATTTATTTGTGTAGTAGGAAGTATTTATATAGTGAGAATGATACTTGGATTATGCCTGTTGAGGGAGTAATTACGCAGGAGTTTAAAGGCGATTTGCATCATGGAATTGATATTGGATGTGGGACTGTTTCCATCCATGCTTCTCACGATGGATCGATTTCGTTTTCTGGATGGAAAGGCGTATATGGAAATTGTGTTATGATATCACACGACAATGATATAGAGACATTATATGGACACAATAGTGAGAATTTAGTCAAAGTTGGGGATAAGGTTAAACAAGGGAATATTATTGCAATTAGCGGAAATTCTGGAAGGAGTTTTGGGATACATTGTCATTTCGAGTATAGGAAAAATGGTATTTGTTACAATCCATTAGATTTTATGAATAAGAATACAGATATTAGTAAGAGTGATAAGGAGAATAATATTCCAGATTTTGATGCTAATAAATATTTACCTCAGAATATTGATGGGTTTAAAGATGAGTAGTTGGACATGCTCATCTTTTTTAATAAAAACATATGAAAAACTATCATTAAATATTTGCATTTGACATAGAAATGATTATAATAGTGTGAAAGGGTTGATTTGATATGATTTTTAAATTTGATAAAAGTGGAAATATGGAAGATATAGGAATGGAAGGAGATATTGATATGGCAAGAAAAGGTAAGGATTGGAATAAGTTTCAACAGATGGATGTTGGTTTGGTTAATCAGGTTAAGGAAGAGGTTTTAGGGATGGTAAATGAGGCAGTCAGTCAAACAGCAGTTGGGTATCAAGAGGCGATGGATGAGAATGATGAGGATATGGTACAACAACATGAAATGGAATTAGTTAAAGAAATGGAATCTGAGAGTGAAAAATTTTTGGAAGAACTAAGACCTGCTTTTGGTAGTTTGAGTAGTTTAAGTGGACAGGTAAAAGAAGAAACTGATTTTAGTGGCGAAGATGAAACTGAAGAAGAGAAAAGTGAAGCACAAAGGAAGAAAGATGAACTGGCGAAAAAAAGAGAACTACGCAAACTCAAACAAGAATTAAAACAAAATGACTTAAAATTAAAAGAAAGTACAAATTGGTCATTTTCTCCAGTAATACCTGTGTACAATCAAGGAGAAATTACCAAGTACATTTGTACAATTTCTTCATTTGATCTTGCCTCCTATTTTGAAAACTCAATTATACGCTTCATTCCTAGCATTCAGAGGGGAAGTGTCACAACATCATCGGGTAAAGAAAAGGATAATTTTTCCAATAAACATGTAAATGATATTTTTCAAGCTTTTACACAAAAGAAAATTTTTGGAAATACAATTGTCTTAAATTATTCAACGAGCAACGAATCAGATTTAGTGTATAATCAAGAGGACAATAGTATTACAGGAGAAGGATATTTACAGGGAATAGATTTTAGTCACCGTGCTAGAGCTTCCATAAAATGGAAAAACGCTTGGATTAAACATCCAGACCAATATGATGATCCTAGACAATTTTATTTTAATTGCGAAGTAAATGTGGTATCTGACGAAGATGCGAGACAAATGTTCGCGGAATTGAACAATTTTTCGCTTAGAGTCAACCCCACAAGAACACATTATCTTGATAATAGTAATTATGCTAACAAAATTGCAAGAAGAATTGAAAAAGAGTCAGATTTAAAAAACAAGATCGAAACAGTTAGCACAACAATTAAGGGTTCTAGCCATAATATTTGTAGTTATGGAGTTTTAACAAATGCAATCAAAAAAAATTATAAAGAACCTCAAACTAAATTAGATCAAACAAATGTTGAAAATTGGTTAATAGAATACATTGATGAACTTGTATCAATCTTTCCACAATTCATGGCGAATTCCGATTTAGAATCTAAGAATAACTTGAAGAAATTATATTTCACAATTGAACCTTTAGCAATTGGTGCGATGATAGCATTAAGCGCAGTTTTAAAAGATGATCCTGATTGGAAGACCAAACTTTCTAAATTAGCAAATGATGACTTCTTTTTAAGAACTGATAAGCGTTGGAGGCCAGTATTGAAAGAAGGAGGGAAAATTATCAATGGAACATCGAGTGTAAAGTATTTTAATGAAACTGTAATTAATTGGTGTACTAAGTAAAAAAGCGTAAAAAATAAGGCAATGCAAAATCCAACTAAGGATAATGTACTGCCTTATTAAGTTTATATTTTATTTTTAGTTGGATATAATTTTATGCTTTTTAATTGCATCACACCATCCCAATTCTGTACCGATGTTTAAGTATTTCCACACAGTGCTTTTCCCAATTTGTATTTTTTCGGAAATTTCTATCTGATTTTTTATTCCACTATTCCATAGTTCACATACTTCTTTAACTAAATTACTGTTGCAAGCGTATTCATGACACTTTAGCCAGTCAACGTCATTTTCTTTAAACCCTAGTAACATAGGCAACCTAGACTTCATTATACTGTTCTTAACCCATTCTAATTCACTTTTTCTACAATCAATTACTATATAGTTCTTGATTTTATTTTCTCTTGCTAACCACTCTTTGTTTAAATCATTTTCTTGAATAGTTTCCAACGAACCCCAATTACCAGTGGATTGCTTATAATGTTGCGATCCCATGGTCTCACAAATAATTCCATTAATTTTATCTATGTAAAAATCATATTTAAATTTTTCACACCATTTAAAAGTTGTTTTTGAGAGTTGTGTTATGAATACTTGATCCAATACTTGTCTTAATAAATTCGCTAAGAATTTTTCACTATAAGAAATTTGATCTGAACAAATTTTGCACGAGAAACCTTTTGTCGCTAAATCTGTAATCTTTTTCTTTCTCTCAAAACCACAATCAGGACATTTCATTAATATACTTTCATTTGAACCAAAAGAATACTTATTGGCATCATCTTTATTTATAAAATACCGTACCAAATGGTGATGAGTTATTGCGAGGCAATTACACTGAACGCATTCAATACTACCCATATAACCTTTAAAATTATTAGTAAAACGGCATATATTTTTTATTTCTGGTTCATGTTCAGGATGATCTAAACACTTAAAATAATAACCCCTTTTACCTTTTCTTTTTAAACCATCAGATCCACGACTAACGTCTTTAGGACTTAATATATTTCCATATTTATCAATGTTTTTCTCATAGAACCAACGTGATAATAATTTATCTGCGTCTTCTTTTGATAAGTTTTCATAGCACCAATCATAAAACGACGAACCTTTTATAGGGCTTCTAATTTTACCACTTCTACTATTATAACTAGTATCTTTATAAATATATTTGCCTTGATTACTTTTTATATTAGATAAATAACTTTTCCATTTAATGTTTTCAAATATTTCTCCTGAAATATCACATTGTACATTTACAAGTTCATCAGAATTATCGCTTAAGTCTTCAACTTTAACTAATAATTTTGTTCCTTTTTTAACATTTATTCTTCCTTGTTTGTCTACTCGTCTAGGTATTTCATAACCCTTGTTTTCAAACCATTTTATATTTTCTCCTGATAAAGTCACCAAAACCTCTTTTGTTATTAACATAAATCTATCCCCTTTCTTCTACTCAAAAAAGTTTTTAAAAAATGGATAAAGAGACTGTGTAGTAGCACAATCTCAATGTTTTACTTCAATAAATTTGGCCTAACTTATTGAAAACCATATAAAATTCATTCTTAAACCTAATCCACAAAACAAAAAGAGAGCACCCAATCGCACTCTCAGCTAAATCAATATAAAATTATAAAATAAAACTAACTTCTATCTGCCTCATTAAACATATTATTCCCTATCCCTCCTCACATAACCCACTAATCCAACCCTTCCTAATCCCTATTAACTCCACATTTACTACACTTAATTTCACCATCTGCATATTGCATTCTCATAAAGTCATGATCACATCCACAAATCAAAACCCTCTTCTTGCCACTCAAAACATCCTCTAAAACTTCTAAACCATCTTCCATCGAAACAACATCCCTATCCCTATTCTCCATCACCAACAAACTCAAACCAACCTTCCCTGAATATTTACCCATCATCTGTTTTAATTCTTCTTTCTTTTTAGGTGTTAATCCAGACATAATAATTCCTCCTATTCCATCTTCTTATTCAACAACCTATAAGCATACAAACATCTCTTCAAAAACTCAGGACTAATAACATTATTTTTCCTATCCTCTAAAAACTGTTTTGATTTTTCTTTGCTAACAATAAAAACTCTATTATTATTACAATTATTCATTTTTTCCTCCAAAAACTCAATTATCCTAAATCCTACCTCTTTCATACTCAAACATGCTTCCATTTACTCCGTTTTCCTAACTCATAAATCCATTAAAAACATACTTTTATTGGATTATTAAAACTATCTAAACTGCAGTTTAGATTAGTATAATCACAATGAATAATGGTATAATATACATGCACATATTATCAAATGATTATAACTAAGATAGGAGGTATTAAATCAATGTCTGAATATGTATATTCAACTGGAGACATAAGCATAAATTCTCAAAGGAATCCAAATATCCCAATAATTTGTCCAATATGTAAAAGTGAAAATGTTAAACCGTTTAACATGGTTGCTTGTTTTCGTATAGAATCACCAGGGATTATAATAAATCATGCACCAACTATTACACAAATGTGTTATGATTGTGGTTATCTTATGTTCTTTATGAGAATTAAAACTGAAGAAGAAAAATTAAAAGATACCGAAGAAAATGAAAAATGGAAATAGAATAATTTCTAATTCTTATATTGATACTCCTAACTGTTTATTGCAGTTAGGAGTATTTGTTTATTCACCAATAATCCACTGCCTATCTCAGCAAATTACCAATAAAAGTTTCTAAATATAATAATATAATACAATAATTAAATTAAGTTTCTTGCCTTCAATTCATCGATCCTATTATGTATACTTTTTAATACGACATCCGATTGAGACAACATCTTAAAATTCTTATAATCTTTCTTCTTTAGATTGATCTCCAACAATTCATTCATGTGATCAATCTCACTACTAATCCATTTATCTAAGACTTTAATTTTATCTACAATCACCATATATTCTTTAGGTAATGTAGCATCACGATAAATGTAGACTGCATTGAAAAGATCACTATGAGCATAATCCCTTAAAATATTCACCAATGTTCTATAATTCATATAATCCGAATCTAATCTCACTTGTCTCATTTCTTCACAAATCTTAATAATCATTAAAAATTCCTCCTTGATGATAAGGCCATCACCCTTTATTTATATAAACACTCGATAGGAAAGTGTAGATACCATTATTAAATTTTACGTGCTAGTTGCGATAAGTTTTCAAGTTCTTTTGCAAAATATTTATATTTTTCTTCTAATTGCCTTTTAACTTCTTTTGCAATTAATTCTTCCAAAATTTCCATTTGTTCATCAATCTTCTCCATTGCTTATCACCTCCTTTCAACTAAAATATTAATTATTTACTAATCATGTGTCTCTTCTTCTTCTTCTTTGTAATTATCAAAAATCTTCTTAACTGCTTCTATTCCTCCTAACATTTTAATAACTTCTTCAGTCGATAGATTTAATTTTATAGTTTCCATTTTATCACCTCCTTAAATTAATATAAATATATTAAGTTCTCTTAACTGGAATATCAAACATCATCCTAAAAAACTCCTCATATCCAATATGATAAACTTTCTCCTGATCTAACTCATCTTCTTTAAAATCATACCAACTTTTATAAATTGATATTCCATTATAACTTAAATCAATATCGTATGGATCTGTGACTTCATCATTAGGCAGGACATCTTTTATTAAAGCATCTTTCATTTGAATAATTGGTTTACATAAATTTTCTAAAATATTTACGATTTCTACATCTGTCTTTGCATTTTTTATTTCTTGGACAAGTTCATTAATATAGTTTATTTTCATGTTTGATGCTCTTTGATTACTATATTAACCTCTTCCTCATGACTATGAACTTTATTTTCAAATTCAACAATTATTGGTTTAAAATGATTTTGTAGATGGCATCTTTTATCCCAAAATGCCTCAAAGCAATACTCAGTATTAGTACAGTGTCCACAACAACAATCTGAGTCGAATCCTTGACTCCAATTTTCTTTATATGGATTCCATTTTGATTTAATACACCAAATATGATCTTTATCAATTTTCTTATGTAAAGTTTGCATTTTTGTCCAATCAATGTCTATATATAATCTTCTTATTGCTATCATGTTAATTCTCCTTTATATAATAATTATTTATGTATTTTGGTTATATTGCGGTTGGGAGTGGGATAGGGTTTGATTTTAATACCTCATTTATCTTATCATCTATAAGTTTTTCATATGTATTATCTTTATCATTTGTCCAATATGGTATTTCAAGATAATAATATCCTTTTGATTTAGCATATATTCTTTTATATCTGTCTTTTAATTTTTGGTAATGTAACTCATATTCTGGTGTGGTATTGCTAATTTTAGCTTTTTTCTTATGCCATCCACATATTTGATAGTGTTGCATTCCCATAACTTCAATAATTAATTTTAGCTCTTCAATTTCATTATCAAAAGGCAAAGTATTATTTTTTCCTTTTTTAGAGTTAACGGGAATAATTGTACATTTATTTTCATGTAAAATTTTAAATTTTAATGTTTCAATATACAACCTTACTTTTTCTTGTAGAAAACTTTCATCTCTTTCTCTTACACAATCAGGACAACGAAAATCACAAATTGTAGAACGAGATATCTTTCTTTTATAATCTTCGTGTTTCCCCTCAGGACATTTCCACCACACTTCTTCATTAGAATACGGAGAATATTTATAAGGAAGTTTTTCATTTTTATCACCCCATACTTTAAAAGCATTAGGGAATATAGTACCTAAACTATCTAATTGATGAACCTTGCCGTTCCTACTTGTGCAAAATGGGCATCTTCTTCCTTCTGTGAATTTAGCACAAGTAATGTCATAACTCTCATGATAGCCTTTATCTTGACATTTAATCCATATTTTTTTACTTTTACTACTACTATTGTGAGATATTTTCCAAGGATTAATATTAATATTCTTTTCATAATCCCAATACTTTTCTAAGAAATCTTCACCTATGTTATCTATTCCCCATTGGGCAAAGGAATTACATGCATTGCATTTCATACTTCCTTCCTGTCCACTTGAAAAAGAATTAATATTTTTTAATTCACTTTTATGTACTCCTTTAGGACATTTAAAGTAATATTTTTGATTAGAACAACCATATCCAATTTCTTCAGGAGAACAATCATTTAATTCATAATCCCATCTATCAGATGCCTCTTGTTTATTGTTTTCTATACACCATTTTTTAAAATTTATATATTTATTATCTCCGTTATTCGTACATAGTTTGCAATAATATTTACCATCATTATGTACATGCTTTTTATATGCTGCCCAAATCATATTTTTTAATATTTTACCACATCCGTCACATTCAATATCCACTTTTGTCCCACTACTATCCATTAAATCTTCTACTTTTACAGTAATTATAGTACCTTTTGGAACTGACCATCTGTTGCGATTAGCAACCTTAACTCTTGGTATTGGATATCCGATGTTCTCGTAGTGTTTAGTATTATTAGTTAATTCTGTTTCTACTTCCTTTGTCAACAATCCCATTATTAATTCTCTCCTCCTGATCAGGGAGGCGTAGCTACGCTATGTAAACTTGCAAGTTCTCTCCTGTACATTTTATTTATTGATACATAATAAATATTTACTTTAAAAATCCCAATCTTCTTGGTTTTCAATTTGCTGTAATTCTTTTATTTGGTTTCTAATTTGTTCTGGTAATTTATCAATCATAACATCCCATTCAGCTAATTTATTAAACAATCTTTTCATTTGATAATCTGTTTTATAATCATAAATACTACATAATAAACCATAATAATGAAAATAATAATTAAAAACATTTTCTTTTGAATCATTTAGAGTATCTTCCATAGTTAAACTTCCTTTCTATCACCTAAAACTTGACCAATTACCACAACTAATATTTATCGGTTCAAACATATACATAATTCTTCTTCTCTTGTTAAATATAATTGATATTTCCTTTAATCCTTTGTGTTTCCCATGTTTATGAAACCACATTCCCTTATTTCTAATTTTAGTTGTGTTTTTAGAATTCATAAAACACCACATCCTTTTATTTGTGAGTTTTGTAATTAATAAGCAGAGTATAAACCCCTCTGCTATGGGTTTATCTACAAACTAATTCCCAATATGTAGCTTAAACAAATCCTTTTTATCATTAAATGGATTAATATAAAACTTATAATCAAATTCAAACGCACGTTCATTATCCGACTGAATATTTAATGTATTTACCATTTCTGCATTTGGTATCTCAATTTTGAAATCCATATCTTTGCGAGTCTCTTCCTCTCTAAACGAACCACTACAAATAATTTTACAAGGAATATTATTCTTACTTCCAAATGTAAATGTCTTATCCTTACCACCTAATAAATTATCATAGTCAGATAATTTTTCTTCTTCTCCTAATTGACTCAACATATCTGTATTTAGACTTGCATCTCGAATTAAAAGACAATCAGAATTAGAATTATTATTTTTAAGAAATTCTGTATTATAGAATAATGAATTTTCTTTTAATGTATCCAAATTGGCTAAAAGTTTTCCATCTTTATCAAATACCATTACATTCATTACATATTTAAAAAACAATTTCATTTATTATATCCTTCTTTCATAATTTTTATTTACATGTTATTGATCTAATTAATATGTCCAACTACCTAAAACTATAACTCACCATCTGATGACTTTCATCAGGATAAATTTTAAATGTAATATCACCAGTTCTATTACCATCTTCTCCCATACCAACAGTATATTTAACATCCTCTAAACTCATTCTTGCAACAAATATTCTACCATTCATTTCATCTACCATAGTGTCTCCAGTTAATTGTAGATATTGTTTATCATCAACTGTCACGACCTCAACTTGTGCATTAGTAATATTTTGATTCATTTTATATTTACTTTTACTTTTAGATTAGTGGTTGTGAACTTTGTAATTTATGTATTGATATTTGTTAGTACAATCATATATTTTCTCACCTCGCTTTCTCTTGTCCTTACTATACCACTAGCAAACAATGTTGTCAAGTATAAATTTTATTTTTATATTTATACGAATGTGAAAGAAAAAGGGAATTTTACTTCCCTTTAATTAAAATCTTCATCCTTCTCACACATTGGTTTCCATATATACTTAATTACAAATTGGCAAAAATCTTCAAATGCTTCTACATCATTTTTACCTGCAAATTCTGTTGTTCCTAATTTATGTCCAGTAAGTCTGTTAAATTGTTCTGTTAACTCTTTGTTTTCAGCACTCTGTATAATACATTCTGCAAGTGTCATAATAAATAATCTCCTTCTCTATCGTGCTAAAGATATATTTCCAATTCTAGCATTAGGAAAATCTAATCGAGCTAATTGTTTAGCATGTTCTTTAGACTCAGCTATAACTTCAAAAACATCCCAATAGTCCTTGGAAAATATAATAATAATCGAATATTTTTTAATTTTCATATTTAATCCTCAAAGTTTTCCAAAAACTCTTCTTCTGTTGGTAAATCATCCAAATCAAAACTAATAACCTGTTTAATAGGATAATAGGTTTTATCATGGACAGTGATTGGGTTTTGTTGTTCTTGTATAGAATAAAATCTTTCAGTTTCATTTAATGGAGTTTCATTAGCCCCTTCATACACCTCAAATAAATTCTTATCTAAATCAATTACATAACCCCATCTACATGATAATGAATCTTTTGCAAAAATAAGGTTATCAGTTAATTTTAATTTCCGATTAGAATCCTGAATTAACTGGAGGATTCCAGAACCAGTATCTTTCGAATTTTCAGGATATAAATCTTTGAATTTGCTTGATATTTCCATAGGTATAAGTTTTTCATTTGGATCTTTTCCTGCTTCAATCCACATTTGTTCTAGTTCCTCTTTTGAAATAAAACTTAATGCTTCAATTTGATTTGTAAATTTTGTTTTATCCACTTCATTTTGCAAAAAATCCAATATTTCTACTCCTTGATTTTCTGGTTGACCATCCCATTGCCCATATTGGGCTACCTTATATTCACCATTTTTAACTACACAAATTAAATGTCTTGTTCCCATTTTACATTTCTCCTTTATTGTTGCATTGCATCTAATCAATTATAGTGGACAAGCATATGATTGTCAAAAGGTAATAAATAGAAGGGATAAAGGGAAATTAATTCCCCTTTATCCAATTTTCACTACCTACTTTTCTTCATTTCATCAAATTCTCTAATAACCATTGGATTCACATATGACATGACTTTGTTTATAAATTCATCTGTCAAATTCATAGTAACCACTAAAACAAATTTAGATTCCTCACTATGACTAACAATATCACTTTCTGATATAAAGTGCTTAGTCTTCTGAACAAAATCTTCATATGGTATCTTATCAATCATTACATCCAATCTGCAATTGTCTGAAAAACTACAATCTACTTCATTTCCAATATCTTCCCCTAAAACTTCATTTAATACCTCAGAAATAACCGCATGTAACATAATATTAACACTCTCCTTGCTTCAGATGGACTTATTATAGCATGATTTAGGTGTGAGTGCAAATAATTTTATTTCTGTATTAAATGATAATTGATAATTGATAATTGATAATTGAACATGTAATTGAATATATTATCTAATTTAATATTATTGTATTTATTAAAATGTTTATCATATTAATTATTATTATGTTTATCATTTATAAAACATAATTCAAATCATAATTAATATTAATAAAAACATAAAGTTAAAAGGTAAAAAATAAGGGAATCTTCATTACAAAGACTCCCTTGAGGATGAAAGAAAGAGTGTATAAATGAAAATGAATCACTTATATTTGTTATGATATATTATTTTAGGATTTATGTCAATGGGGGTGGGGGGATTAATCCTCACAAATAATAAAGGGATATCCTTCTCCATCCATTCCAAATTGTTCTTTAATTATCTTATTCGCTCTGATTCTCTTCAAACCATAAGAATCTAATATTTCCTTCAACGATTTCTTAATCTGAACTTCTGTTGTAATATACAAATATTTATCTCTTAATTTAATCACAATTTCTCTTTCAGTCGCATATCCATGTTCCTCAATTAATTCAAAAATTGCTTTTACAATATTAAGAGTCCTTTCATCACTTTTCTTAGTTGTTGTTCTATCAACCACCTGATATGTACCTTCAATATTTTCAGTTACTTTTTTATATTGTGGGTATAATTCATTGGCAATTTCCAATCCCTCGGTTCTATAAAACATTTCCCTACTAACACCTTTCATAGTATAGTGGTTTTCCTTCCATTGCTTACCACGTTGTTCAATTTCAGGAAATTTATTTACAGTATATGAAGGAATAGAGAAGAAGTTAATGTGATTATTTTTATCTGTATTAATACTTATTGCCTTTGCTCGTTTTAAAAATCTTTCAGGTAAATCTGCATCATCTAATTTATTAAGCAATTTATGATAAGTTAAAACAACTAATTTTTGATATATTTTATTTATAGAATTAGGACTAATCCTCATTTGTTTAGCAAAATAATTAGCACTAGTAAAAAATACTACATGACCTTCTTCATCTGTTAAATTTTCATTCCGTACATTATCCATAGCAATCCATATTAATTTTTCAAGATAATGTTTTATATTTTTAATATTCTTATTAGCTTGAGGGCAGTTTTCTTCAAATTCTAAATCACCATTTAATACTCGTAAATTTTCATGTAATATTTCTTTTTGTTCTTTCTGCCAATCTGTTTCCATGATTTCAAGATTAAACATTTCCTTAATAAATTTATAAGTTTTTGGTCTACTTTGAAAATTAGCTAATCTTTCAATGACTCCAATAATATTATATGTTATTCCACAATTACTACTATGACATTTATAAATCCATGCTCCATCACCAGCTTGAAATATTCCTGCTGAATTGTTATTATCATTGTGAAATATACATTTAATAGAACTTGGATAATGAAACTCTAATAATTCTCCTAAATTAATCTCTTTTCTAATATAATCTATGAATTCTTGATTTGTCTCAAATATCTTCTTATCTCCTGAACCATATTTCTCTTTTAAATACTTAATATTTCTATTGCTTATTGCTTCAATGGTATAAGTATCAGATTTGGGTAATGGGGTTTTAGGGGTACTAGATAATATAGGTATTATTATATTATCTTTTATTATATAGTACCCCTTTTCTCGAATCACTATTATTGAGAAAATTAGATTTATTATTAGATTGTTGTTTATTTTCATTTACCTCTATATCTTTACTTAATTCTATAATATTGTTACTATTTAATATATTATTATTATCAAAAGGTATTGTTTTACCTGCATAGTAGAATCTATTTAGATTTTTACAAGATGGATCAGATTCACCCATCATTTTCATAAAATATAAATGTATTTTCTTTGCTGTATTAAAATCATCTATTACTTTATCTAAAATAAATACTAATCTAAATTTATGTTGCTCTTCTTTATGATTAAAAGACGTATATATAAAATTAGGTATTAAATTTATTTCTTTACAATGTCTAACCATGTCATCATAACTTTTATGTTGTTCACTTCCTACTAAAAATCTAACTTTTGTCTTTTTACCTTCAATTAATTTTACATAATCATCAAGAATAATATCATCAGTTAAATTTCCTTCATTATCAATATCAATCATGAATACTTGTTGTGACTTCCATTCGCTTTCTTGTCCACCACAGTATGAAGGTCTTATTGTTTTTCCTGCAAGAATACTTTGTTTTATTTCTTCGATGGAATATTCTTTTCCTGTATCAATTAACATTCTTTTAGTTATTATTCCACCATCTTTACCTTGAGGTTTTGAATTGTAACCTACTTTGTCAATTACCAGTTTTAATTTCATTTTTCAACATCTCGCTTTCTTTTTTAATTTATTAATTGTTTACTCGCCAAAAAATAGAGAACTAGCAGGATAAGATGCGAGTTATCCTTTAATAATGAATGGCCTATCCATTACTCCTGCTAGTTTTGTGTATATTTCAACACAAAAAGAAGCACCATTTCTGATGCTCTAATTTCTATTGAAATATTAAATTATCTAATTACCAACCCAAATCATCATCAATAATATCTGTCTTCTTACCCTTCACAAATCTATGTTTCCAGTAATCATCCTTTTGGTATTCTTCTTCATCATCCCAACCTTCACCAAGATTATAAAAATTATCTAAACACAAATGTCTAAATTTATCAAACAATTCGTATGCTATGACTTTTTCACGTTCAGTTTCATATTAATATTTATATAATACTTTAATTAATAAATCTAACTTTTCTTCATTTAATTTTAAATATGCGTGCATTGTTTAATCTCTCCTTTGTTATTAAAAAGGTGTCGAGATTTACGACACCTTTTATACAATTTTATTTATTTCTTTGTTTTATTAACTATTTCCATCCGAATTTAATTTAATAAAATATTTCTCCCAATGACTTATAATTTTCTTGAATCTTTCTTCTGTATAAAATTCTTTACTTTGATACCATTCTCTAACAGGATTATCATATTTGTCTTTATTACAATCTCTACAACTAGGAATTATATTTTGAATTTTGTCGCTACTGTGTTCTTTTGATTGAGCAATCAAATGTTCTGGAATTAATCCTAGTAAATCCTCTTTGCCACAATAAGCACAAACGTTATCAAACTCATTCTTAACTTTCTCAAATTCAATATCATTCTTGGTATATCCATTTAAATCAACCCAATGTCCTTTATCTGACTTTACAATTCTTCCAATCAAGACTCCATTTACAAATTTCTCTACTGTTTCAATAGAATATGTATTTAATATATATTGTTTGGTATTAGGTACTTTAGGAAAATCAACTCCTAACCAATCTTGCAATGCTTTATAGCAATATGAATATTGACTAGGTTCTTGATAAATATTAAATTTATATCCAAACTTATGTATCAAATCATTGAATAAATAACTTGGATTCTTATATTGTTTAAATACAACTGTTTCCTTTAATTCAGAAATTGTTGTATTTGCATTGTCTAATTTAACTTCTAAATTATTCACTCTATTATTGAGCCAATTCATATTATCAATTAGTTCAACATTTTGTTGAGTTATGCTTTCCAATTTATTGATATTAATTTCCATAAAGGATTGCATCTTTAATTCTATGTCTGCGTTATTCTCAACATTGAGTAAATAAGTTCTTACTGATTTTGCTATTAAACTATTTCTCAAAAGCATACCTAGTCTTAGAATGCCACGCCTTGGTATTATAGTTAAAGAACCTGCTCTAGACTCAATTTGACATTCCGCTTTGAAAGCGGAGAGTTCTTTTCCTTTTAAAACCTTCATTCCATCTTCAATTAATTCATCCTTATTATGTCTGATATGACTTTCAATTGCGTCTATATCAACTTCATAATAATAAGCCACATCTTTAACTGTTGTGTGTAAATTGTCTGGCAAAAGTATTAATCCCTTTACTTTATTTAAAACTTCATTCATTCTCTCATCTGTTACATTACTAACCATTTGATCTCTCATTGATTTAGATTCCACTAATATTAATTCATTGCTATTATTATTCTTTTCCATTTTATTATTCCTTCTTTCGTTATTTATTTCTTTACTATTAAAATTACTTAGACAAAATACCATTTCTATCTCTCATGATTTTTCCATAGTAAATAAGTGTCTTTTGTTTCCTCACGGTCAAATTTATGCCACATTTTATTCGTCATATAATGAATTCCAACATCTTTAACAACCTTCCCTCTAGAAATATAGAACTGTACCATTTTTAAATCATATAGGTAAACATATTTATCCTTTGAATCAATTTCCAACTTTCTCACCTCCTTTCAATAAATCAATTAAATTTGGGCACAATAATAAAAGAGAGAATCTTAAATTAATAAAATTCTCTCAAATCTAACTAAATATCCTAATATTTCATTTTATACCCTATTTTACCTCTCTCATACTTCCGTTATCTCTTGATTACTTCAATTTACTACTTAGTCTATACCTATCCCATAAAACTGGAATTTTATGGGAACTAAATGGATATTATTTTACATATTTATTATATAAAAGAAGAAAGAGAGTAATTAGTTTTACTCTCTTTCTTTTGTATTTTAGTTTGTGAAATGTAAATCTAGTT